CAACTGTATTGTTAAGTCAAGAAACTATTACTCGTGAACAATGCAATACAGTAAATATATCTGGTGACTACGGAGTCATAACCACCGCTGAATACAAATCAAGTGGCCCTAACAGTTTACCCGCCATAGAACTTACATTAGATTCAGACGAATTCCTTGAACAAACTGCATTTGGAAATATTGCAAGAAGCACAATTGCTGTTGGTGATTACTTTGTGGTATATAATTCAAGAGTTGGTACTGCTGGAACTGGGCCAACATCAATAGATAAGGATTCAAATATTGTTGGTCAAGGAACAACAATGATAGATAATATCTATAAGGTTGAAACAGTAACCAACGTTAATGCAAATACTGTTAAAGTTGCATGTAATGTCAAGTCTTATGCTTCTGGTATTGTTACCACAGCTTCTGGGACAAACTTAGGTTACTACAGTTTTGGTAAATTGACAAATATAACAAGATCATCTAGTCCAAAATCATTTAGTTCCAATAATCTTAACGGTTATGTTGGTGTAACAACCTCGTCATTGGTCAGACGTATCAATCCATTATCTGTAACTTACAGTAACTTTGACCAAAGCTCATAAATAAACAAAAATAGTCTAATAAAATGCCTGCGATTATTTCAGATCAATTTAGAATATTAAATGCTGCGAACTTTGTCGCTGGTGTACAAGATGCATCGCAGAATTATTATAGTTTTATAGGTCTACCAAATTCTCAAGATACCACAGCTGGATATGGCCAAGCTGACTGGAATACAAATACTCCACCACCTATGGATGGATTTAAAGAATACAATGATGCATGGGATACCATGCTTGGCCTTAAAAAGATAACTGTTGATGATGTTCAACGAATGGTTAAAAAAACCACTTGGACAGCTGGTACAGTATATGAAATGTATAAGAATGGATATACTAGAGAGAATCAGAGTCCTAAAACATCTTCTACTAATCTATATGACGCACAATATTATGTCGTAAATAGTGATCTTAAGGTTTATCTTTGTATTAACAATGGTCAAAGTCCAGATAACCCACAAGGTAGACAATCATTAGATGAACCTAATTTTGTTGACCTTGAGCCAAGAGCTGCTGGCACATCTGGTGATGGATATATTTGGAAATACCTTTACACTATTAAACCAGCACAAATTATAAAATTTGATTCTATTGATTTTATGCCAGTCCCTAATGATTGGGGAGTTGGAGATAATACAGATGTTAAAAATAATGCAGTTGATGGTAAAATAGAAACTGCTGTTATTCTAAACTCTGGAGATGGATATCAACCAATTGGTACTACATTCAACAATATTCCGATTTTAGGTGATGGCACAGGAGGAAAAGTTTCTGTTACCGTAAACTCTCAGGGTAAAGTTTCTGACGTAACAGTTACCAATGGTGGAACTGGGTATACAAGAGGAACTATTCAATTCTATCCTGGCGCTCCAGGCACTGAAATTGGTGGCCCAATATCTGGATTATCAGTTGTTGGTGGTGCAACAACATCTGTAGCTAATATTGAAGTTATCATTCCACCACCAGGCGGACATGGTTTCGATATATACAAAGAACTAGGTGCGTTTAGAGTATTAATGTATTCAAGATTTGAAAATGATACATCAAATCCTGATTTTATAGTTGGTAATGATTTTGCCAGAGTTGGAGTAGTAAAGAATCCTAAGAATCTTGCTGGATCAAATCTTACTAAATCCAGTGCTGTTTCTTTAACATCACTAAAACTTAAAACTCTAAGTGGTGGTAATATTTCTGATGTAACATTTAATGTTGATTCAGTTGTATCACAAGCTATTGGTGTTGGATCAACTGCAGTTGGATATGTTGCAAATTGGGATTCATCGACCAAAATCCTCAAACTATATACACCCACTGGAATTGGTAATTCAGCTTATGGATTCCGAATGGTGGATTTTACATCAGAAATAGGGCCTTTAGGTGCTGGTGATGTTCAATATAAAATCACTGGCGGAGGTGGGCCTGTTGTAGGAATAGACACTACTTTTGGTACTGAAGGTAATCCAGCGACTGAAACTGCAGTTGGAACCGCTATGGTTCAACTAGGCCAAAACTTTATTAAAGGTGTTGCCCAACCAGAAGTCAAAAAATATTCTGGTGAGATATTATACATAGATAACAGGGCTGCAATACAACGTAGTGCTACCCAGAAAGAAGACGTAAAAATT